AGCAAAACAACTCTTGAAAGAAGCATCCTCGATGGCTGCTGGTGATGTGGAAGGCTTCTCTGCTGTTGCTTTCCCGATTGTTCGTCGTGTCTTTGGCGGTCTCGTTGCTAACGATATCGTTTCAGTTCAGCCCATGAGCCTCCCCTCTGGCCTGATCTTCTTCATGGACTTTACCTACACCAACTCACGACTTGGTGAAACCGCAGGTCGCTCCATTTATGGTACTGACAAAGTGGCAAAAGGCATCAGAGATGGTGTCAACATCATTGATAGTACCTACACTACCAATAACGGTGGCCCCTACTTGATGGGTGGAACTTATGCTTCCCCTACCGCTTCTTGTCGGGTTACCTCCAGTGCAGTCTCTGCTATTGACTACATTGATCTGGACGCCATCACCGATGCAGAAGCAAAGAAAATTCGCTTTGACCCGGACCTCTCCGGCTCGACCTCTCTCAACCTGTGGGAGATTGCTCTTACTCGCGCCGATCTGGAAGTATTCGGCGAAACTACTGATGATCTGCTTGACTATGATAACTTGCCGGCGTTTACTATGACTGGCGACCAGTTGGCAGAATTTGTATCTGGTGGTGTTGATGCAATTGTTGACATCGCTTCCGGCAACACCAAGCAAATTCGTCGCCTGACCCAGCAGACTTCGACTCTGCTTAAGCTTTACTTTGTGTCCGAGCTTGGTTGGGGTGCTAACTTGGCAATTAAAACCGGCGTTGAAAAACAAGGTAATCTGGTTGCTCCGGTTAAAGACGACTTTGATATCGGCGGCGCGATTGGTTCCGTTGTCGGTGGAGATCCTTGGGGCCTTGAAGGTGCTGGTTCTGCTGCTGGTACTTTTGATGGCAGGGCTCGCGACTTGATCCCCGAAATCGATATTAAAGTTGATTCGGTTGCTGTCACCGCGCAAACCAAAAAGCTCAAAGCAAAATGGTCTCCGGAACTTGGTCAAGACCTCAACGCATACCACAACTTGGATGCAGAAGTTGAACTTACCTCGATCCTTTCCGAGCAGATTGCTCTTGAAATTGACCGTGAACTTCTGAATGACCTCGTGAACGGCGCTACTGCTGCTACCCGTTACTGGTCGCGTTCACCCGGTCTTTTTGTGGACCGAACCACTGGCGCAGAAGTTGGTGCAAACACTGCTGCTCCGGACTTCACCGGTACTGTTTCCGAGTGGTATGAGACTCTTGTCGAGACCATCAACGATGTGTCCGCAGAAATCCACACCAAAACTCTCCGTGGTGGTGCAAACTTCATTGTTTGTTCGCCGCAGGTTGCAAACATTCTTGAGTTTACCTCTGGTTTCCGTGCTTCTGTCACTGCTGATGTTGCCAAAGGCGACATTGGTGCTGTCAAGACTGGCAACCTTTCCAAGAAGTTTGACGTTTACGTTGACCCCTACTTCCTCAAGAACGTGATTCTTGTTGGTCGTAAAGGTTCCAGCTTCCTTGAAAGCGGTTATGTGTACGCACCTTATGTGCCCCTGCAAGTGACCCCGACCATCTTTGGTGTCGAAGACTTCGTGCCCCGAAAGGGTGTCATGACCCGTTACGCCAAGAAAATGGTCCGACCCGATATGTACGGTCTGGTTGTTTGTCGCGGACTTAACGGCGAAAGCGGAGCATAATTTTAATTTAGGTTAAAATTACAACCCTCCTTTTATTGAAACCCCCTTCCTTTCAGGTTGGGGGTTTTCTTTTGTCTTCAACTATTTATTAGAAAACCTTATAAATCGGGAGATCTAATGAATGGCTATCCCCACATTAACACCTGTCAGTCAAACAAGCAAAAATATCTTACCTGAAACTGGGTCTGTTGCAAATGTAACAAGCACATCAGTTCCTTTTGGGGTCTATCTTAATTCCAATGACTTTCTTTCCGGAGCGGCAGATCAGGTTAACTACACTTACCGTAAGTTGGGTGGTGATCTTCTTGAAATTGAATTATCAGAAAAACAAATCTATACTGCTTATGAAGAAGCAACTTTAGAATATTCTTACCTTGTCAACATCCACCAAGCAAAGAACTCTCTGGGCGATTCTTTGGGGGCTACAACGGCTTCTTTTGATCATTTGGGGGAATACAAGGCAGGAACCCTTTCTTCGTCTTTAAGCGGCGGAAACGTGGCTTTAAAGTACACAAAATTCTCTTATGGTTATGCTAGAAGGTTTGGAGATGCAGCAGCCACAGAAGCAACTGTTGGTGGCACTCAAAACTTTTATTCCTCTTCTTTTACTTTGCAAGATGATGTACAGGATTATGATCTGATTTCCGCAATCTCTTCTTCTGTTGCATCCGGTTCACTGCCGGCGACAATTGATTATGAAAACAAAAGAATCATGATCAGAAGAGTTTATTATCTTTCTCCTAGAGCGATCTGGCGGTTTTATGGGTATTATGGCGGCTTGGGCGCAACTGGTAACTTGAGCACCTATGGGCAGTTTGCAGACGATTCTACTTTCCAATTGGTACCAGTTTGGCAAAACAAAGCTCAAGCAGCCGAGTATGAAGATGCAATTAGAACCAGAACGTCTCAATATTCTTATGAGATTAGAAACAACAAGATTAGGATTTTCCCAATTCCACCTTCTCTTTTGAACAATAAAAAGATGTGGTTTGAGTTTACAGTGGATTCAAATCCTTGGGAAGACGATGCTGATCGCCCCTCTGGTGTTGATGGTGTCAACAATATGAACACCCTTCCTTTTGCGAACATTCCATTTGAAAGCATCAACTCGATCGGAAAGCAGTGGATCAGAAGGTTTGCTTTGGCTCTTTCAAAAGAAATGTTGGGACAGATCCGAGGAAAATTCAGCACTCTTCCAATTCCGGGTGAATCTGTTACTCTTAACCATTCTGAATTGCTTTCACAAGGCAAAGAAGAGCAAGATAAATTAAGAGAAGAATTAAAAACAATTTTGGATGAGATGACTTATCCAAAATTAATTGAATCAGATGCTCAAATGACAGAGAATGCGCAAAAGGTTTTCACGTCTGCTCCAAATTACATTTTGATGGGATAAGGAAGTAACAAATGTCAACAAATAACAAATGGTCACAGCCAGACGCTCCGCCTCCTCCAATGTTCTTGAACCAGAAGGAAAGAGATCTGGTCAAGCAAGTTAACGATGAACTGATCGAGCGTGTTATTGGGCAAACTATCCTTTATTATCCTATTGATTTGGAGTTGACAAACTTCCATCCTCTTTATGGAGAGTCTATGGAAAAAACCTTTCTCCCTCCTGTCAGGGTTCACGCAATGGTTAAGTGGGACTCACAGGCAACAAACAACACAGGATACGGAATTGATCGCTTGCAGAAGATCTCAATCAACTTTCACAAAAGAAGATTAACAGAAGATCAAAATCTTTTTGTTAGGGAAGGGGATTTTGTTCTTTATGCAGATCTTTTTTATGAAATTGTCACCTTAACAGAACCCAAGTGGCTGTTTGGACGAGGAGACAAGTCTTTTGAGATAATGGCAGAATGTATCCGAGCAAGAGAAGGAACTTTCAATGCACAATAAAAAAAGAGATGAAAAACTAGAAAATGGAGAAGTTGTTTATCTTCAGCCTTCAAACTTGGAAAACATTGACTTCTCTGTTTTTGAGTGGGTTGATGAGCACCTTAATATTTCCATAGAAACAAACAAAGGCTTTGAAAAAGTTCCAGTTATTTGGACTTCCGCTGAAAGATCTTTTCAATCCAAGAACGACAAAGAATTGCGCGATTCCGAAGGTGGATTGATCTACCCTATCATGACAATTGCTAGAACAAGCGTTACAAAACCTAGGAATAAACGCGGTGTCTTTTTTGCTCCAATGCCGGAGATCAACGACTATAGAGGCGGAGCAGTAAAGATCACAAAGAAACTAAATCAAAACAAAACAGCAAACTTTGCAAACGCTGACGCTTTTAAAGACCCCGGAATAAGACAAATCAACTTTGTTCTTCCAAAGAAAAGAGAAGAAAAAGATGTTTTTAAAACAATTTCTATTCCGCTCCCGGTTTACATTGAAGCAAATTATCAGATTAGCATTAAAGCTCAGTTCCAACAGCAAATGAACCAAATGATTAATCCATTTATTTCCAATGTTGGTGGAATTAACTATTTCCCTCTTTCTAGGAATGGGCACTTTTATGAAGCTTTTATCCAAGATGACTTTGGAATTGCAAACAATGTTGAGAATATGGGCTCGGAAGAAAGAACATACGAAGCAAAAGTAAATATAAATGTCTTTGCTTACCTTGTTGGCGAAGGCGACAACCAATCGAAGCCTTTCTTGGTTGAAAGAGAAAACCCAGTTCAAGTTAGGTTTATGAGAGAGAAATCTAGTTTAGGTGAAAAGAATGATCGAACTGATCCTGTAAAAGATTATAGAAACTTTGGAGAATAATTCTTTTTGAGCCTGATCAACCTATTTATTATAAGAAAAATGATATTTGATGTATAGGAGATTATTGAATGTCCGCTAAGAATTTTAGATTTAGATCCCCCGGAATTCGAATTGAAGAGATCGATCAAAGCTTCATTGACGAGCCAATCCTTTCCAATGTTGGTCCTGTTATTGTTGGGCGTTCCCAGCAAGGGCCTCTGATGAAACCGGTTGTTGTTAGTTCTGTTGATGAGTTTATTCGAGTTTTTGGCGTTCCTGCTGCTGGAGGAGTTTCAGCAGGGGACGGATGGCGAGATGAAAACACAACTTCCCCCCACTATGGAGCACACGCTGCTGTTGCTTACTTGAGAAACGCTGCTCCTGTTACTTTTATCCGATTGGGCGGATACCAACACCCACAAGCATCA